GCATTGAACAATGGTTGCTGAAACACTCACCGCAACGCGCGGTGCAACGGGCTTCCCGATTGCTCACTATGCTGGCGCGGGCGTCCTTCAATGCGCTTACGGCACGTACACCATCGCAGCAGCGGTCGAAGATGGCGACATCTTCGAAATGTGCTGGGTGCCTGCCGGCGCTGTCGTTGTCGGAGGCTACTTCTACGGCGCCGACCTCGATACCGGCACGGAAACGCTGGACATGGACATCGGCTGGGCCGCTAACGGCGGTTCGGGAACGTATGACGCTGCCGACCCTGACGGGCTTGGCAATCTCGGTACGTTGACGGGCGATGTGTTCGCTGCTGGCAACGTCTCGCCGGTTGTGGGTCTGATGTATCCGCTGAGCGGCGTTCTGGCTGCGGGAACTCTCCCGCAGTTTACGAAGAAGACCAAAATCCAGATCGAAGCCAATACAGCGGGCAACGCGGGCCATACCGGCGTTGTCTCGGTGGTTGTCTGGTACGTGGTCGATCCGACGATTGCTGTCTGATGCCGGCTTTCATCTGGAAGGGTGACGACGAGGGGGGCGACGAGTTCGCCTCCCTCTACGGCGTCACGTTTTCGGCTGGCGCTCCTGTTGATGTCGGCCACCTTCTCCCGTGGCAGGTCAACAAACTGCGGAACCATCCGTATTTTACGGAAGTTCCGCAGGACGCGCCGGAGCCGAGAGGCTCACGGGAACAGGACGAGCGCGCCATCATCAAGCAACAGCTCGATGACCTCGGCGCGAACTATGACAAGCGCTGGGGCATCGAACGGCTGCGCGCTGCGCTGGAAGGCGCGACACGCGAACCGCTGGAAGTGATCGAGGGCGAGGTGGTCAATGGCTGACGCGACCCTTGCCGAGCTGCGCAACCGCGTGCTTCAGAAGCTCAAGGTCTTGCAGGCAGGCGAGACGGCGGAAGCCGAGGACACCGCGCTGATCGAGGGGCTGATAGCTTCGGTCAACGAGAAGCTGCGCGACCTCGGCATTGCCTACTGGTCCGACAGCGCATGTCCGCAGTCGATGCTGGAAGACCTCGCCATGTATGTCGCCTGCCACGCGGCTGACGACTACATGGACGGCGGGCAGGCTGCATCGTTCCGTCAGACCTACGAGCCGACAGCGGAGCGCAACCTGCGGCGTCTCGTGCAAAGCGGCGAGCGGTTCAACAAGCCGACGCGGGCGGAATACTTCTAGTGCGCGTGCCGATGGCGACTTCCGCAGCCTCCGCCGTTGTCACGGGGCTTGCCGAGAAAAAGTGCCACAACGTCTACCGGGAACCGCATCCGAACGACCCGCAGCGTGAGAATGTGCTGATCGAAGCGCCTGGCAGTCTCCAGCGTGCCGACTTTGCCGGCGCGTGCCGTGGGATGTGGCAGGCAGACGGCCACGCCTCGGGCAATGTGCTGATCGCGCAGGGGACGACCCTGTCCACGTTCACGCCATCGGGCAACTCGACGGGAAGCCTGACGGGGACGATTGCCGGGTCAGACCGTGGCGACTTCGCTTTTACCGAGACGCAGGGCTTTGGGCTGTTCAATGGCGGGCTGTACGTCTCGACGGGAACAGCCATCGCGGCGGTGACGGATGCGCAGTATGCAACGCTGCTGTCTGACGCCAGCGCCTCGGCGTTCACGTCCGTGGACACGTTGGGCCAGCGTGGGCTGTTCACGTATCGCAACCGGTTCGGCTTCACGGCTGTCCTCGCGCTCGATGACGTGACGGCGCTGAACTACTACACGGCCGAGAGTTCGCCTGACGACATCATCGCGGGCCGCGTGCTGGGTGAGTTCTACTACCTGCTTGGCTCGCAGACGATTGAAGTCTGGTCGCAGACCGGCGACAGCGCCGACCCCTTCGCGGCGCAGGCTGGCATGACGCAGCAAGTCGGCTGCGCGTGCCGTGATGGCATCGTCAAGGCTGACAACTCGCTTTTCTTCGTGGACGAGGCGTTCAACGTGCGCCGGCTGGGTCAGGGCGGCTCGCCCATCGTGTCCGAGCCGTGGGTGTCGGCTGCGCTGCGATCAGCAGGCGCGACCAACATCATCGGCAAGACGTACCAGGACCGGGGTCACATCTTCATCAGCTACCGGACCCCGACCGCCTGCATGGTGTTCGACGTGCTGACGCAGGAATGGCACACGCGCGGGACCAACCTGACCGCGACGTGGCGTTATACCGACATCATCACCGCTGCTGGGCGCGTGTTCGCCTGCGATGCAACGGGACAATTTGACGAGCTGAGCCGGGACTATGCGTCGGAGAGCATGGCGACGGCCTCCACGATGGGAACGGAGATCGTTCGCGAGTTCACGGCGCACCTGTCGGGCGCACCAGACAGCCTGCCCATCACGACGGTTCGGCTCGAAAGCAGCAAGGGCGTTGGCGTGGCGACGGGGCAGGGTGTGGACCCTGTCGTTCAGCTTCGCGTTTCGACCGATGGCGGCAATACGTGGACCAACTGGCGCAGCCGGAAGCTTGGCGCGCAGGGCGTCTATGACCAGCGCACGGTATGGCATCGCTGCGGGCGAACGAAGCTCGCGGGCATGGTGTTCCAGTTCCAGAAGTCCGATCCCGCGCCGGCCGCTTATCTCGGCGTTGTCGTCAATGAGGATCTGTGATGGTTGAGCGGGCGCCTAAACCGCCATCGCTGGCCGTGCCGCTCGTGGATAAGGACGGCAGGCTTAATCAGGAATGGTACAAGTACCTGACTGGCGGGGTTAAGTTCTCGCAGAACGTCAACAGCGGCGTTGCGCTCCTGGCCCAGCAGCAGGCGGCGGCGGACGCTGCCCTTGCGGCGGAACGTGCGGCGCGGATCGTCAATGACGCGGCTGTGCAGGCAGCGGCGGGCGGTGGTGCAGCCATGACCTCCAACGCCGTGGCGTTCAGTGGTGGCCTTAGCAGCGGCGCGACGTGGGTCACCATTGCGACCGTCACGCTAACCCCGACCGGGGCAGGCGGTGACTACTCGATCACGGCTTACATTGACGGCACCATATCGGGCGGCCTTAGCGACGATGGCACGGTGGACACCAGCTTCGCCGGCAACTGGCGCATTCGCGAAGAGCTGACGGGCGGCGGTACTGAGTACACGCTCGACAGCGACACTTTCAGCGTCGATTACACGGCCCCGATCAACGAGAACGAAGCGGGCATCCCGATCACCATCCCTGCGACGTGGACCGTCAACTTCACGGGCCTGCCGCTTACGGCGGTGCTGATCCCGGCGAACAACAGCGCGCAATCGGATATCCGGCTCGAGATACAGCGCGCATCTGGAACGAACGAGATAACGGCGCCCGGCCTTTCCGGGTCAATGTCTGTTACGTGGACGGCATAAAATGTGGGATCAGGTTGTAAAGTTCGCCACGGATAACGCAGGCGCGCTGATCAATGCGGGCGCGTCACTGGCTGGCGGCTATATGGCGGGCCAAGGCGGGCAGGCAGCGGCCAACGCACAGCAGGACGCGGCGAACCAGACGACGGCCTTGCAGCGCCAGATTTACATGGACCAGCGCGGGCTTGCCTCGCCCGGCTACATGACTGGTGGCGCTGCTAGTAACAAACTGGCCGCGCTGTTCGGCATCGCGCCGCAGGACTATGGCGCCGCCTATAACAGCGGCGGCATGAACACGTCGAACGGCTCGCAGATGCTGCCCAATCTTGGCGCGGGACAGGCCGTTCAGGGCCACACGGGCGGCGGCGGGTCTAACCAGTGGGCGCAGCTTGCTGGAAGCGTTGGCGGATCATTGATCGGCGGTCCCGTTGGCGGCGCCATCGGCGGCGCGCTGGGCGGTCTTGTCCGCAACGGCGGCGACAACTGGAAGACGGTTGCGACGCAAGCGCCGGGCGGCTTCAATTATGCCGCCTACATGCAGCAGCCTGACCTGGCTGCCGAGTGGGCCAAACCAGACATCAAGGCGCTGTTTGGCGGCAATCAGGACGCATATGCGAACTGGCATTACAACCAGTTCGGCAAGAACGAAGGCCGCACGCTCGCGCCGATGACCGACACGAAAGGCACGATGCCCACGGGCGGCGCGCAGATGGCGGGGCAGTCTGGCGGCGCGTCCAACCCGCTCGCAGAGTTCTACGCCTCGCCCTATGCCAAGCTCGCCACGACGATTTCAGACGGCCAGTTCGACCAGATCAAGGGCAACCTCGGCGCGGCCGGCAAGTCCATCAGCGGGGCCGCAGAGGGCCGTTATGCCAAGACGCTGGCGGGCAACACCTACGGCGCGTTCGGAGACTACACGAACCAGCTCGCAAACCTCGCAGGCATGGGCCAGACCAGTTCGCAGCTCGCAAGCAACGCTGCGGGTAACTACGGCGTCAACGCGGGCAACTCGATGATGCAGGCCGGAAACGCCAAGGCCAATGCGCTGTCATCCGCATATCAGGGCATCGGTCAGGGCGTCAGCGGCGCGCTCGGCACGCTCAACGACTACGGCAAGCAACAGAAGTGGTGGGGCTGATGCTGACGAACCCGCTAGCGGCAAGCATGGCGCAGAAGCCGATGCAGAATGCCGCGCTCAACATGAGCCCGCAACAGTCGCTCCCGGCCCCGCCAAAGAACGCGCTCATGCAGGGCATCGGGGCGGCAATCGACGGTTTCCAGCGCGGCTATGATCCGAAGGCATGGCAGGCGGGAAAGGACGAGGCGAAGGTTGCCGAAGGCGACAAGCTGAAACAGACGCTCGCGCTCATGCAGCAGCAACGCGCCTTGCCAGAACAACAGCGCGGCCAGTGGTGGCAGCAGAACGCGCCGACCATCAGCAAGATCATCGGACAGGACGTGTCGCAGATGCCGCTGGACGTCACGAAGTTCAGTGACCAGGCGCTAGACGGGCAGATCGCGGCGCTGTCGGCGCAGGCGGGGATTGGGCCTGTGGTGCCGGAGCCGATGAGCGCTTACGAGCAAGGAATGCTCAAGCTGAAGCAAGACGAAGACAAGCGTAACGCCGATAAGCCGATGCTCGTGAGCGCCGGCCAGCGGGGTTACAAGGACCTCGATGGCGACGGCACGCTAGACGAAGTCTTCAGCGTTCCGGGCAATGCAGACGGTTCTGATCTCAAGAATGGCGGCGTGCAGTCGATCAGGGATCTGGACGACGGGCGAATGCTCATAACCTACAGGAACGGCACGACAGAAGTTGCCGTGGACCCGAAATCAGGCGGCCCCGCTATTGCGCGTCAGAACTTCGGCACCTTCATGGCTGGAGATGTTCCATACATCTTCAACCAACGCACCGGCGCTCCTTCGGTGACGCAAGTTCTCACGCCAGAAAATGTCGGGGCGAACGCTGCAACCGTCTCTGGCGTGACGGAGTTCTCAAAAGCGGCGACGGCCGCAAGAATACAACTTCCACAAGCGGCGTCTCAGCTCACCAACATTATCGGCACAGCGGAACAGCTTCGCGCAAGTCCCGGATTTGCGGGCCTGTATGGCGGCCCTGTCGAAGCTGCGGCAGGCGCTTCTGGCGCTCGCTTTGGGGCTGATGCAGATGCGCAAGCGCTTCTTGATCAGATTGGCGGCGAAGCGTTCCTTAACGCTATGGCATCGCTTAAGGGATCGGGGCAGGTATCTGAACGTGAAGGACTTGCCGCTCAAGCGGCGCAAACCCGGTTGCGCAACTACAATCAGTCGGACAAGGCAGCGCAGAAAGCGCTTGATGATTTCATTGAGCGATCAACTAACGTGTATCTCCTTCAGATGCTGAACGCGCGAGTTCCGTTCTCTGATGAGCAGATCGCCGCACTAAGCCCACGCCAGAAAGCGCTGGTTGCGGAGTGGGCGCGCTTTGAGGGGGCTCAGTGACCGAACATGATGTGCATCAACAGCGCAACGACGACAGCGCCGATTAGCGTGTATTGAAAATATATGTGCCCCTTGATCCGAACGTACCAGTCTTCAATCTGGTCGGCCCATAGGTGCGGATTATTCCGTGGAAGTCGCATCCTGTTGAAGGTGCTGCGGTCACTCTGGTTCGGGTCAACAAGATCGTTTGCCGGTTCGGACTGTTTCGCGCCGAGAAAATTGTATCCGGCGACACAAACAACAAGCCCCAGAATGCCAATCGTCAAAACATCTGCCACGTTCATGCAGGTTCCCTATGCCCATACAGCCTAATCCGCTCGATCCTGTAGCTGCGCCCGTTCCTGGCGCAGGTGGATCGCAACAGCCTGCGCCGTCAAGCGGATACGCCTCCGACCTTCTGGCGCGTATGGGAAATCCTACTCCAATGGCGCCGCCAGCGCCATCAGCTACGCCCGGCGCACCCAAGAACTATGCTGCCGATATTGTCTCAAGAATGGGTGCGGGTTCGCCAGCAGCGGAGAACAAGTTTGTTGACGCGTCAGCCATGCGCGGGTTTTCCGACCTGTACGGCCCTAGCAGCGGCAAGCGCATGGCCTCATGGCCGAAAAAGAACAGTGACCGTTACATCGTCACCGATGACGACCCTAACAAGGCGAAAATTCTCGTCCACAGGCCAAAGCCGAAAAAGACCGGCAACAACTTTAACGATTACTTTGTTGCGGTTCCGCTTTCTTCGCTGAAGAACGGCGCTTTCTATGTCGATGGCATGCCGACGTCGCCCGTTGTCAAAGGGCGCGAGAAGACAGACGGACTGAGTGCGTGGGCTGCGTCGAATGCCAATTCAGCGACCTTCGGGCAAGCCGACAAAATCGCCGGAGCGGTGAACGCCACGGTTGAACAGATCGCCAACCGTTATTTCCCTCGCTCGCCCGGCGCGCCCACTCCTTCATGGGGCGAAGCCTATGAAAAGTTTCAGGGTAGAGCGCGCGAACAGATCGCACAGGCGCGTCAGGATGAGCCGGGCTGGTCAGCGGTAGGAGACGTAACAGGGTTCATTGGTCCCGGCGTTGTTGTGGGTGGCGCCACGACAAAGCTTGCGGCGCCTGTCGTCAACACCATCGCGCGCATGGGCGGCGCCCCCGCCAACATGCTTTCCAAGGTGGTCAGCGGTGGATTGCAGGGCGCCACGGCCGGCGGGCTTTACGGCTATACCGTCGGCGCGGAGAATGAAGCGCTTGACCGTGGGGAGGCATCTCCCGAACTGTTCGCGCCTGAGCGCGCTCAATCGGCCCAAACCAATGCGGTAATTGGTTCAGCTTTCGGCGGAGCCATGCCATTGCTCGAGCCGTTTGTGCGGCCGGCAATCAATGCACTGTCGAACGTTGGCTCCAAGCTTTTGAACCCCATTGCGCCGGGTATCGCAGAAGCAAACACGCGGCGGATTGCAACGGACGCTGCGCGCAGATCGCTTGAGCGTTCCGGCATCATCACGGTCGATGATTTCCTGAAGCGCGCGGCCAAGTATGGCGACAAGCCTGTGATGACCGGCGAGTTGGGCCAGAACACTCTGAGCAATCTTGTATCACTGACGCGCCAGCCGGGCACGACTGCGGAAAAGGCAACGGCCATTCTTGAAGGTCGCGTTGCTGGCATGCCGGGCCGCCTGCTTAAGGATATCGCGGACGAAACAGGGCTAAACCCCGATGACGTTTATGCGTCCTTGGAAGACATGGTGAAAACAAGCCGAGCCAAGGCGGCTTCGCTGTATGAAGAGGCGGAGGCTGCACCGTTCGCTGAGACGGCAAACCTTGAGCGCATTGTCAGGGACTCGCCTATCCTGCGCAGTCTTTATTCAAAAGCCCTCAACCGCGTGCAGAACCAGGCGGTTCCGCTGATTGGGCAAGCCGATCAGATGCCGCCGTTGAAAGTCTATGACGAGTTGAAGCAGCTTGTTGACGAAGAAATCAGCAAGCGGCTCGCCAACGGGCAGGGCATCAGCGACATCGAAGGCGTGCGACAGACACTCCTGCGCGAGCTGGATCTAATTTCTGCGCAGGGCGCCACGGGGGTAGAAAATCCTGCGTTGACGCAAAGCCTTTACGCAACAGCGCGAGAAGCAGGCGGCGAAGCTCCCCGCATTGAAAAAGGTCTACAGGCAGGCGAGCGCGCCTTGCAGAACCGTGGCGTTGCCGATGACATTGAACGGGAAGTGTCAAAGCTGACGGGCCAGGAATTGAGCGCCTATCAGATTGGCGTTCTGCGAAACATTGTGAAAACGGTAGAAAGCGGAAAGCTTACGCCAAGCCGTATCAACAGCCCGGACTTTCAAAAGCGTCTGCGGTCTGTTTTCGGCAATGCTGCGGCTGATGGCATTATCAAGAAGTTCGGCATAGAGGCAAAGGTTTCGCAGACTGGCGCGCGTATCAATCCCAACATCAATTCTGTGACGGCAAGCGCCTTGAACGCCGGGCCGTCAAAAACTGGCGATGCGCTGATGCAAATGGGCCAGAGCGCGGCGCGCGGCAACATCAAGGATACGGCTATTAGTGCCGTCTCTGCTCTTGTCAATTTTCTGCGCCGGCAAGGGTACTCGGAAGCGCAGCTGAATGCGATTGGCGACATTCTCATATCCGCGCCAGATGACGCTGCGAAAATTCTGTACCCCGGAAAGACGCCTCGGCCTGGAAGCATTCCGCCTACTGTTCCACCAGCGGGAAGCGTCCGGGAAAATCCGCGCACTCCGCAGCTTGCGCCGCCTGTCGCTAGCGTTCCGCAGAACCCCCTCAACGTGCAAGCGCCCCCGACGCCGCAGGGACCGCCGACGAACGCACTGGCTCCACGCAGGCCAGAGCAGGCGGGCTTCGGAGGCAACCCGACTGCCGGCGAAGGGTACACCTTCAAGCATCTGGACGCGATCAAGGATCGTTTGGCGCGCGAACAGGGACGATTAGGAGAAGCCAAGACAGCAAAAGAAAGAGAGTTCCGCGCTGTCCAAGTGTCGCAAGTCGAAAAAGAGCTCGCGAATGAAATTGCGTTCCTGAAGTCCAAGGGCATCACTCCTCCAGATGAGATGTCAATTGATGAACTCGCAGCGGGGCTGGAAGGTTTTGACGGCGCGTCAATAATGCGCGGCAATCCCGAAGCCATAGGAGCCGCAGGCGGTACAGCAATCGGCATGGCAACCGCTCCCGACCAGAACGGCGACGGCGTTGTCGATGCTCAAGAGCGGATGCTTGGCGGCGCAGGCGGTGCGCTCACCGGAGGCATTGCAGGACGTGGCATGCGTGGCGGGATGAACGCGCTGGCGCCGAAGCCTGCCGCGTCTTCCAAGACCCCGCCAGTGATGAACGGGTTTGGTGGGGCGCCGAAGCCTGCCGCTGTTGATACTGATCTGCTTCGCAAGCGCTCGCCGGATGAGTTCGCCAGCGCCAAGGAAGCAAACGACGAGTATGCTCGCATCTCCAAATCACTAGACGACAAGCGCGTGGAATTGTTCCAGGCCAACAGGCCAAGGGTCGAGGCTTACCAGGAAAAGGCCAACCTTGAATTGCAATCCCAGTATGCGCAGCGAGAAAAAGAAATCTCTGCGAAAATGCCGCAATGGGAAAAGGATTTCATTGCGAAGAATGCAGACCGCTACGATGAAGACACGCTTGCCGACCGTGCCGATGACTACGCCTACGCGATGTATAACCGCGAGAGCGCAAAGCTCGACAAGTGGCGCGACAAGCAGGAAGACATCATCAGCCAGAAGGCGTCCAAGCTGGAAGACCGCTTAGATGCGCAAGTCGATAAGTGGCACGATGCTCAATATGAAGAACTATACGCGGCATTTGAGGACATCGAATTCTAGTCCGCTGAACTAACCCACCCCCACCACAAACGACCCGGCCCCGCTTCGCAGCGGGGTTTTTTGCATTGGAGCCTGAGCATGGCTTATGTCGCATTCCTCGCCCCCCTATTCGGAACAGACGGCGAGCCCGAAGCAGGCGGGCTGGTCAACACCTATGTTCGCAATACGACCACGCGCACGCCTGTCTACACGGACGTTGCGGGCGCGACCCCTGCCACCAATCCGGTTGTGGCAAACTCGCTCGGGCAGGTTGTCTATTACTTCCGCGATGACGTGCAGTATTCCTGGCGTGCGACATCCTCGGACGGTGCGACCGTATTCTGGGAAGCCGATGTCGTTTCCGGCGTGGTGTCCTACACCTACCTGAACGACGGCCTAATCCAGCAGTTCGAAACCAGCGCAACCGGCAACGGAAGCACGACGGCTTACACCATCGAGGACGCAGTCCTTTCATCGGCCTTCCAGATTGTTGCGTCCATCGACGGCATCTTGCAGCCGACCACGGCCTACAGCGTCGCCAATGACGGCACGGACAGCACTGTCACCTTCACCAGCGCCCCGCCGAACGGCTCGGCCATCTACCTGCGCTCTATGGCTGCGCAGGGCCTTCAGGGCGTCAGGGGCGAGCAGGACCGCACGTCGCTGTCAGAGTTTGCAACCGAGGCAGTCCCGCTCGTGGGCGACGGCACGACCACGAACAACGTCGCCATCGCTGCGGCTGAAGCCTCGACCGTCAAGCAGATCGGCGTGCCAGAGGGAACCTACCGCACGACGGGCGTTGCGACAGGGGCGGCGCTCACGAAGAACTACTACGGCCCCGGCCAGATCGAGACGAACGATGGCAACGCGCTGCCGCCCAACTGGCGCGTTGTCTCGGCGCTCCCGACCGAGGGCAATCATGATTATATCCTGACAGCCGGTAACGGCGATGCGCAGAAGATACAGGACTTCATCGGAACGTGGGTGACGGGCTCAAGCACGCTCACGCAGCCGTCAAGCGGCTACAAGATCGTCTATGAAACTGCGGGCAGGCTCAACCACTTCCTCGTCAACAGCAACGCTGGCTGGAACGAGTCCACCACGGGCAATGGCGGGCGCACCGGATATTTCCACACGATCACGCGCGGCACGCAGGCGGGCAACGGCGACGCGGGCGGGTACTATACCAGCATCTTTGTCAGTGGCGCCCGCACCGCTGGCGTGGGCGGGCCGGGAACGCCAACCGATGCGCTGTCGATGCCGGGCGGTGTTGTGCATGGCGGGCAGGTCGTTGCCGGGGCTAATGATGTCTATTTGAACAACATCGAACAGAACGCCGTCAGTGGCGTCTATCGCGCTTCAGCAGGCATCTTTGTTGCCAACGCGATCCGAGACAATGCGGACACCACGAATAACCAGTTCTGGTTCGGCTTCACGGCTCAGGGTCAGGGAACGGTAGCTGGCGACGTTGCTTTCCGTGTCGGTGGCCTCTGGAAGTTCGGTTGTGATGTTACCCCCGCAACGCTCGACGCCAATCAAGCCGCTGTGCAGCTCAAGGCCGATCAGCGCATCTACCTCGCCGGTACAGCAGGAAGCCGCTACTGTTCGGCAGTCGGCACGACGTACATGACGGCCAACTCGTCTGGCTACATGGAGTTTGTGTACGGCGGCACGAGCGCGATGCAGGTTAGCGCGGCTGCAATCCGCACTGTTGCGGGTACACAGGGCTCGCCTTCGTTCTCCTTCATAGGCGACCCGAACACCGGCTTGTATAACTCTGCTGCCGATACGCTTGCGGTAAGCGTGGGCGGCACTGCGCGCTGGGCGTTCGGAGCAGGCTTCACGACCGTATTGAGTGGGGGCGTATTTTTCGCGACTGGCGGCAACGCTAGCAACGCCATGATCTCCTTTGACGGTGATGCCAACACCGGCTTCTGGCGCATCGGCGCAGACAATATCGGCGTGACGTGCGGCGGCTCCCAACTCGCTGACTGGTCAAGCACCGGCCTCAACATGGCGACGGGCAAGCGCATCAACCTTCAGAACTCGCAGACGACCGTGGGCGCAGCCGGTGGAGCATCTGCGCTTCCGGCGACGCCCACTGGTTACATTCCCGTGCTGATCGCCGGGACTGAACGCGTCATCCCCTTCTACGCAGTCTCATAGGAGCCACCATGAAAGTTGACTGGAGCACGCCCCTGCTTGGGCCGGACGATCAGCCGTTGATGAACGAATCTGGCAAGCCGATGACATTTGGCCTCGCCTGCCGCACGGCGCTGATGGTCGCGTCACAGACCGACACGGTCGAAACGAAGCACCGTCTTGGCGACCTGTGGCTGAGGATCGGCATCGAACCGCATGGCGATTACGACCACGGCGACATCGCGTTCATTCGCGAACGCGTCGAGCAGTCGATGCATCAGCTTATCGTGCTTCGGACCAAGCCGCTGTTCAACGCAATCGGGGCGCCGGTCGCGCTGGTTTCAAGGGCGGCTTCCTCGTGATCTCGCATTACGCAAAGCCTCGCGCAAAGCCCGCGCCAGAGCCCGAGAAGCTGGTCCGCGTCTATCGCGCTGACGATCCGCACCGCGTCGCCATCTTCGTCCCCGCGTCCGAGGTTGTGCCGTCGCGTGGCGTGGGAATGCCGGATTACGTTCTGGTTGATTGCCCGCCCGAACAATTCCCGAGGACATCGACATGAGCATTCTGAAAACCAACACGCGCATGATCGCTGACCTGAGCGTTTTGACAACGCTATCAGCGCTTCAGGCGGCCTCAGTCTCGGGCCTGAGTTCGGGCTATACTGCGCAGATGCTCGGAAGATTAGCTGCCGGCGACAAGGCAGGCGGCATGTTCAGGCGCGTGACGGGCGATCAGTCTGCGCTGGTTGTTGCATCCACAAAGACCGTCTCCGCAGTTGATATTGGAGCCGACACGCTGACATCGACGGCGCACGGGCTGGTGTCTGGTCAGGGCGTCATCGCCACGGCGGCTGATGCGGGCCTCTCGCTCAACACTGTCTACTATGTCGCGCGGATCGATGCGAACACGATAAGCCTGCACACCACGATTGTCACGGCTCTGGCTGGAACCAGCAAAGTCAACATCACGGCGCTGGCGGGATCGCTCTCGCTCAAGGTGCTGTATGATCCCAAGCAGGCCATTTACGTCATTGCCACGGGCGATGACCTTGACGGCTCGGATGGCGTGTGGGTTCGCGATTTCCAAGGCGAGGTACACGCAACCTGGTGGGGCCTCACCATTGACGGCGCGACCAACGATGCCGAACCGCTCAACGGCTTCCTGAAGTATATGGCGATGGTCGGCGGTGAAGGGTTCATCTGCAAGGGCCAGCACTACGTCACGTCCAAGCTGTCGATAGACGAAAGCCTTGTGACCTCGGATTACGAAATTACCCGCGTAAACATTCGCGGCGAAGGCATGGGCAACACGCAAATCATCTGCGCTCACGCCGGGAACGGCATCGAATACCTCGGCGGCGCAAGCGGTGGCCTCGGCGCATATACAAAGTGGTCCAACCTTCGCCTGCGGGGATCGGGCCAGTCGGGCGGCGTTGCAATTCGGGCGGACAACGCTGCTTGGTGGCATCTTGAAAACGTCGCGCTCACAGAGTTCGACAAGCACTTCAACTTCACGGACGTGCTGTCTACGGTCATTGATGCCTGCGTTATCCGCTTCGGCTACGAGGCTGGCGACTTCGCCTATTCCGACGCATCGCGCCCGAACGCGATTGCATTCCGAGACACGATCACGGGCGCCCATTATGAGCGCGGCTGGCTGGTCACGGGCGCTTCATCGTTCACCTATCGCGGCGGAACGATGGAAGGCAACGGCAACATCGAAGGCGTGGTGTTTACAGGTGGCTACGGCATCAAGGCCGTAGACTGCGGCGTCGAGGGCATGTCGGGCATCAACGTCGAGGGCGTGTATTTCGAGTATCAGGCCGACAAGGCGGATATCTGGATCACGCACGCAACCGGCAACGTGATGCACAAGATTTCCGGTTGCGGCTTTGCCCGTATCGACAGCACAGTCCGCGTCACAAACAACATCCTGTTCGAGCGCGCTGCCGGATCGTCTGAACTCTGGCTGGGCGGCAACGGCTTCGGGGCGCTTGGCACCTACACCGAAAGCACGGCACGGCCCTACATCGCAGCCCCCAGTGGTTCCATCATCGACGCTGGCAACTACTGGAACAGCGACACGGCCAAGCCTGATCCGATCATCTTCAAATCGTCCGCGACCGAGGACGTCGAGTATCGCTATCAGCGTCTTGAGGACGACTTCCTTGGCGATGCCATAGACGCCAAGTGGAACACGCGCCTTGGCAGCGATCCGCAGGCGGCGGTTGCTCACGGCGGCTCGCTTCTGCGCGGTCTGGTCATCCTGACATCGGGCGACGACGCAGCCGCGTCCATGGCGGTCAATGGCGCCCAACTCGATCAGGGCGCGACGCAATGGCAGGTGAACCAGGGCGGCTTTGATATGTATGTCCGCGCGTACCTCGAAAACATCACCAACGTTTGCGTCTTTATTGGCATGACCGATCAGGTCGCAGCGCTGGAAATGCCGTTCACGATGAGCGGCACGACGCTGACCAGCAACGCTACCAACGGCTTCGGCGTCCTGTTTGATACCGACGCGACCACGGACAACTGGAAGCTGGTCGGGGTCAAGGCCGATGTGGATGCCACGACGCAGGACGCTGGCGTGGCTCCCGTGGCGAACACCATAGAAAGCTGGCGCATGGCTTCGGATGCTGCCGGGAATGTCACGTTTTTCAGGAACGGCGCAATTATCGGGACGGTGCTTTCCAACGCCACGACTGCGTCAACCCTGCTGACTCCTGTCTTTGCGATCTTCTCACGAACGAACGCAAGCCGCGTCCTGGTGGCGGATTACGTGCGATTGAGGGCGCTCAAGTGATCCCAGATCACGTCCCATGCCGTGCTGCATCCCCACCAGTCGGTCGGGTTTCCAGCAGCTACATCGCTGATGGTCACAAGCGTTCCGGGCAGGAGCCTTTCCAGCCTGAGACGGTCGGCGGGGTCCATCGTTTCGCGGCGGATGAAGACGAGCTTTTCACCGCTGGACGCCATAGCACGCCAGCGGGCAGCGCGGCGTTCGAAGGAGAGGCGGGCAGCGGGGTATTGTTTCACAAGCTCCGCGTCCGTCAGCACGTCGCCGGCAGGGTGGAACACATGCGGATGCTCGGTCTTGAGCGCGCGGTGGTCGGCGCTCTTGGGCGGGGCGATAACCAGATCCTCAAGTTCAAAGACGCCTTCGAAGTCCCGTTCCAGCCAGGCGAACAGGGCCGGCAGGGGCGTGATCTGATAATCAAAGACATCGCCGGGCGGGCCAACGCCTAGCAGCCGGTTCAGTTGCCATCGCACTTCGCAGCTAGGCCCGAGACTGACAAAGCGAACCATATTCAATCCCTCAACCGCAGAGCTGAAATATGATTCAGAACGCACCGCCGAACAATGTGGGCAGGCCGAAAAAGCCGATTAGTCCAGATGAAGTTATCGGCAAGTATTCGCGCGAAGCCCTGATCGAAGCAGCGCTGATCCGTCAGGAAAACCGCGATTTACCGTTCGAGGAGCGCAAGCGCCGCGCGGAACTTCGGCAAGCGCAGTCAAGGCTAGCGCAGGAAGCCAAGCCAGAGCCCGTTCCGGACGTGATGCCGACGCTTGAAGAACTGATGGCGCAAGTTGCGGCGCGCAAAATCTCGGACAGCATCAAGGAAGCCGAACTGGTCAACACGGCATTCGACGCGGTGATGGCTGCGCTCAAGCCGCAGGCAAAGCCGGAGCCCGAACCGGAACCAGAGCCCGAACACCATTTCGCGGACCTGATGCTCGCAGACGAGACGCTGGACGATGCCAAGGCGCGTCTCTCGCAGCGGCTGCGCGAGCTGCGTCACTACCTGATCGCCCCGGAAATCAAGGTCAACGAGGACGGGTCTGTCGGCCTCACGGGCGAGGAGCAATCCGAACTGCAAGACCTCGAGAGACGGCAGACGCTGGGGCGCTGGCTCGACGCCTGACACCCGAACCTAAAAGGCTGGGACAATGGATGACGGGTTCCTACAAGTCAGAACTGGACAAGCTGCTTGGCGAGGCGCGCCAGGCCGAGAACGAGACGGCTGCGCTCTACAAGATGATATCGACCTATCCCGGCCTCGCGTGGGTCAAACGGTACGACGAAGAGACAAACGACTACTACATGATCGCGCTTTCCGAACGCTACGTGTACGAACTCATTGGCCCCGAACGCCTCGCATCCTATCGCGGGCGCACGGACAGCGATTTCTGGCCGCCCGCTATTGCTTCAGTGTTTCGCAGCAACGACGACAAGGCGCGCCGCGAAAAGGCGCCGCAATACGTCGAGGAGTTCTTCACCTCGCCGCGCACCAACAAGGGCGCGACGTTCAAGGGCTGGAAGTGGTCCTTCACCGTAGCGGGCGAAACCTACGTTGCGGGCGTCGGGGTTGACGTCGATGTCTAATGGACCCGAGGGGCGCGCAGAGCGCGCATATAATGAAATCCGGGGCCTGTTTGACCGGCTCGACACCGATCTGCGCAAGCGTGTCGATAAGCTGGAAATCGAGGCCGAAAACTACCTGACCGAAGCTGACCGCCTCAAGATACGCGACGAGGCCGACCAGCGCCGGATGGGGGAGTTGCAGAACCTTGCTGCGATGATGACGCAGCGCCAGGACGACAGGCAGGCGACACTCCGCGAACAATTGATGACCGAACTGCGGGCCGTGGTGAAGGAGACAATTCACAACGAGCTGCCGGAGATTGTCGAGAAGATCGTCAACGAAAAAAACGAGCTCCACCGCAAGCAGATCGCGATGCAAGCCCGCTTCTGGTTCTCAACGGCAATGGGTGTCGTGGGCATCTTCTCACTTGTCGGGACCGTGTTCGGCTGGTGGCGTCTTGAGGACGTCTCGCGCGTGCGGTCGGCAATCGGCCAGTGATCAAGGAGGCGGTAAAACTCTCGTCAGCGAGTGGGAGGAAGCTGCTGCCGTCAGAAAAAAATCTGAGCGGCAGAACGGGTATCACACAAATCATGGCAGGATAACTAGATGACGGGCTGGGACCGGGCTG